GCTTGTTTGGTCACCCTCAAGATATTACTTGAGATTCCCGTGGAATGGAAGATTTGACATGACTTCCTGAGCTGCATCAGATCACGCCTAACCACGAAGAACCCTTCAGTTCGCCTGAGGGGCCCCGCTTACCGCACACCTCCGACCATGTGCACGCACCACCGATCTACTAATGTAACCAGGTCTTACACATTGCCTGTAATCATTATAGATATCATCGTTATTTAAACGATCAACATACTCGGAACTACGTCCATGTACCGACTTAACTTTACGAACCTACTCGTTTCGTCCTCAGACTACTACTTTCGGTGCCGGGATTGGCTCGACACGGATTGACCCCTTGTGAGGATTTCACGTGAGCTATAGCTCTTTTCAATATCACGACCGATGACCTTTTCGAAAGATGGGTCTCATCGCGCATACGATCAGTAGCACAGTACCGCATTAATGAATGCGGAGTTCTTATCCTTCTACAGTAGTAGGAACCAAATTACCCACGAAGTCGACTAGATCCAACCTTAGATCTATCACAACATAATGAGTGGTAGTACCACGCAACGTTGTCGTTGCGTTATTTCCGCCTACAACAAAGGCACAGGGAATCAAGTTCGTACCTACGAACCCGGAACTACCAAATGCGGCCGTACTATTAGTTACGACTGAGACGTTGAATTCATTTTGCTTTGAACCATCGCCTCCCGCAATGTATGGTGTCAAATCGAGGAGAGCTTCCTCGTATGACGCCGCTACCTCATTACCAGCGATCGAAATCACTGTAAGAGCAGTCGTGGCAGCAGTAGTATCTGTTTTAAAGACACTCAATGCTGAATTGGACACACCACGTAATGGCGCAACATTAACAGTCATATTTGTGGCTGTCGATGGAAAGATGGGTAACAAGCGAAGACGAACTTCCTTGAAAACAATTCGACCAAAGTGCTTAATGACATCTGTCATATAAGCAGCACCGATGTTTGCATCGGCCGGAAGAATTGGAATGGCACCGATAACCGTATCAGCACCATCGCTAGCGCGGATCATATAGACCCCATCGGTAGCACCCAATGTTCCATTCCCAACATAAATTGAACCTGGAGAATATGAGACAACCAGATCTCGAATATCCTGAAGACCCAAGGGAATACCCTTCTTAAGGGACATAGCAGCTCCAATCGAGCGCATGGGAATATTTCCACCACGTTGGTTACGTGGTCCGTTTTTAGGAACGAGCGATTGTTGATTGCTCGCCTTCTGTTTAGAAGCTTGTTTGGTTTTGCCACCATTTTTGGTGGACTTTGGTTTAGTTGATTTTTGATTACTTGACATCTTGAGAAGGATGACTTATAATTACAAGAGATACGAATAACTGAAGTATTGGATACCAGTCAGTTAACTGGGACTATTCATCGTCGACGAACCTGGGAGGCTCACCCGAAGACATCGCGTACGGCAGTCTATGTAAGCCATATTCTATATACGCGTGACAAGCCATGTTTCAAGTACTAACCGGAATGGGCACCGGTACTTCCTTGCATAACATTGTAACCTATCATAAAGCTTGGGATTTCCTCCTCAACACCCTCCACATCCCAATAAAGGTAGTGGTAGGATAGGATGATCCGTGTAGTCTCTCGGCATTTTGATTAGCAACGTAAATATTTATGGACACACAGTCCAACGTTTTGGTCAATTACCATCGACAACCCAATAGGCTGCAGTTTATAGACTTACCCAGGTCTAGAACGGCTGATTTAAGACAAATCAGGAACGTTCATCCGTACATCTCTTAAAGGTGGACATGTTGGTGCGCCGGTGCTAAACACCTGCGTATACCAATTGGAAACCATGCCCGAGACACTCATCGGTTTTAAGCGATCATGAATACGAAACATCTTTGATGTCACCACATCGGTGTCTGACTGGTGATGAACACCATCCTTAGCCCTACTATAGTAAGCTAAACGTCCCGTCCACTCATCAAGAACCTCATGTTCTTGTGGCACGTAGACACCAGACACGACAACGCATTTAACTAATGCGGCGACAACCTTGGCGATTTGAATGGATCCAGTCTTTCTATACAAGACAAGACGCGGATCAGCTACGAACCTCGCAGCTATGGCGCGCTGAGCACGAGTGACTTTAAGATCACTGGGCGCAAACCGCAAGTCAACCCCATATCCACCCAAATTAACAGGTAG